CGAGAACCAAAAGAAGGAGAATGCTGAACGTAGAGCGAAGACTCTTGAGGATTCAAAGAAGGATTCTGGTGTTGTAGGTATCGCAGAACTTACCGAGCAATTTAATACTGCTCTACATCCATCTGAGGGAGCTATCCGTGATGCGTAATTTCTACGATGATTATAAATGGATGTTGAGTCAAATAGTCGTACACGACGTCCCACAGCTAAAGGAGCAGAATATTCTGCTACATTACAGGCTAAAAGGGCGGCTGCATTAGCCCGTATTCAGTCTAGGCAACGTACAGCTAGAAGTAAACCCGAAATTGACGAGCTTTCTGCTTTATTTTCAAAGGTAAATCTAGCTGAAAGTGACGCCGAAGTTGATGCACTTGCTGCTCAATTGTCACGTATGGGTGGTCGTAAACGCAAAACACTTAAGAAAAAGGGTAAGAAAGCCCGTAAGACTCGTAAACATTAACGCCGTTTGGTATCATCTTCCTTCTTAACTTTAACCCATGGATCACTTGGTTTTCGCTTCATCTTATCAGGAGAATATTCATCTGCTGCTAACATTGAGCTTGCAAAAGGTCTATTGTCAACCCATAATGAATCATCGCACATTTTAAACGGAGGATGCTCAGATGCTTTGTACCAAAATACCTGGTCTTCTAATTTATTAGACTGAATACCATTACATACGACAAGGCATTCAAAATTCTCAGTACATTGATCCATAAACTGACAGAACATCTGAAATGTAGGAAACATACCAGCATAGTTGTCATAGATGCGCTTGCGATTACCAATCACGTTCTCACGCAAAATAAATACAAAGTCAATATTAGTTCTCAAGTTAGGTGGCACACCTAGAGGATACTGCATCGTAATCATCGTTGCTAAATCAATGTGACGACCATTCATAAAAACATATCTAGTAGACTCCTCATTCATCCATGTCTTGTCATACAAACAGTCGTCTAGGATTAAGAATGCTCTAGGATCTACATTTGAGTTGCCGCCACCTCTGTTTTCACGATTTCTGGCCTGCTTAACTGCCATTTGACGCTTAATTGAACCCATAACAATCGAAGGGTTGTACTTGTCATGAATTAATTTAGCAGGCACCAAATCTTGAAAGAAAGGACTTGCTACTTCAGATCCAGAGATTACAGTTCCGATAGGGAAGCAATCTCTAGTATTTGCTAATACGTCTCTTACTAAGAAAGATTTTCCGGTATCGCGCTTCCCAATCAGTACAATCATTGGAGCTTTTTTTGAATCTAACGCGCACCTGTCACGGATCATATCCATGCTAAATTTTTTGATGTTGAAGTTCATATTAATACTATTGCGTGAAGATTTTGATTATGCTTTAACACAACTCTATAATATGGTAAAGCGAACTAAGCAGAATTCAAACAGTGAGTTAAGAAGTTCACAGATCGCACTCTCTATTCATAAATATGATCTTTCACTTTTAGGAAGTTCGGCTTCTTCTCACTGGAATATTACAAATATTCAGCCCTACTTTCCTCCAATTGAAAAACTTTTTAAATCTTCAGAGCTCGAATGTGTTAACGAATATGGTATTAGATTTAACGATGAAGTGTTTGTGGTTTCAGATAAATCTAAGATAAGAACTGTTAATGGTAATAGTGTAGATGTTCATCTCAAGACAACAATGTTGTTATCGGCATATAAGTGGATGCGAGGTGAATATGGAACAACACTAGGACTACCAACCTCGATTGAGCAAGCTACACATGCTATGCATAAAATACAGAGCACAAATAATGCTGCTTATGTTGGATCAATAATATCTAGTGTTTTATCGCAATCAGGATGTATTCATTTTCCAAAAGTCTATGGTGTATTCACAGGAACAACATCTCGACACACGATTGATATATCTGACGATTATGGTGAATTATCCGAAAGACCATGGTTTTCTCAAAATATTGGTAAGCTATTCGACATGAAACTTTCAGATGAACTTCAGGACTCAAGCGAATTCAAACATACTCGCACTGCTAGGCTTGCTATACAACTTGGGGAAAAGATGGATCTTGGTGATGTACAAGACCTAGAAACTCCACACGTAGATGAAGTTGAGATGGCCGGAATCAATAGAGTGTTTCAAGATGATGATGAGATTGCAGATGACGAATCTGATTCTTCATCTGTCTCTACATCATATGTATTTGCTGTGAAATCTTGCGATTGTACCGATGATGAAGATGATGAAGATGATGAAGATGATTCTTGCGAACCATTTGCATGGGCTACATTTAAGTCCGTTCCTGTTCATATGACGGTAATGGAAAAATGTGAAGGAACACTCTATCAGTTAATGATGATGAATCCCGAAACAGAGAAGCACCTTGCTTGGGTTTCACAGGTTATGTTTGGACTAGCATATGCCCAGAGAACAATTGGATTAACACATAATGATCTCCACGCAAATAATGTTATGTATACTTCTACAGAAACTGAGTTTTATTACTATAATTGTGGTGGAGTAATGTATCGTGTGCCTACATATGGCTACACTATCAAGATTATTGATTTTGAGCGTGGCATTGCATCTATCAAAATTACAGGAATGAAAGAACCCAAATTATTCATGAGCGATCATTTCTACGTAGAGGAGGAAGCTGGTGGACAATATAACTGTGGTGACTACTACCTTACAAAACAACCTGAAATGAGACCAAATCCTTCTTTTGACTTAGTTAGATTAGCAACTTCACTCTTTTGGGATATATTTCCTGAGCCAGAACCAGATAATTTGTTGTATAAGTTATTCATGAAATGGCTTACATTGGATGATGGTACATCTGTACTGTTCGGTAAACAGAATCCAAAGCACGATCGCTATCATGGATTTCATCTTTACAAGGCGATAGCTCGCTTCTGTAAGGATAATGCGGTTCCAAGAAAGGAAATTGCTAGTTTAAAGAGTGTCTATGGTGTTGACAGTATTAAAGAAGGAAGCACGGTGTTGTTGATTGATGCTTAGAATGTGGGCTGACCAACAAACATATCTTGAACAGTTGATACAACTGGAACAGTTTCAGAAACAGTCTTCACTGCTTCTAGAACACCGTCATTTGTAGTCGCAAATACTACGCCAGAAGTTATGAGACCCCCGAAGAGAGAAAGCTTTCCGGCGGTATCCCAAGCAATTGGCTCTCCCTTTGCCTTTCTATCGAGAGCATACAGAATAAAAGCAACCAGAGCTACTGCAATCGAGGCTACTAGAATCATCATTTGTTGTCTATTTCCGTAATTCTCTACAGATTTAGAACGAGAGTATCTGATACTTTGTTTTCAAGTTCTGTCATGGGATCAACAACTTCCTCCTTAATTTCTGGAATATCAAGTACTGCATCTTCATCTGAGACCTTAAGCTTGGGATGGTCATCTTCAGAATCATCACTCTCAAATGTTACATTTTTTGTTTCCTCTTCATCTGATGACTCCTCTTCATCTTCAACTGTTGGTACAACAACAGACGCGGATTTCTCATTCGCAAAATACTTCTTAGTAATGGCTTTCCAAGGAAGGAACTCGCGAATAACTTGATCTAGACACAGACCAATGACTTTTTCAACCTCCTGACGATTACGAGCATGTGCTTCTGCTGGGACATCAGTATTTAGAAGATAAGCAGTTTGCCATAGCTTGCGAGCAGAATGAATATACAATGCATGAACAAATAATGCAAGAGATGGCCTATCAAAGTCAATTTCAACCTCCTTATTAGAGTCGCGGTAATGTAGAGATGCAAATGACTTCATATATGCGATAAATACGCCCATAATCAAATCGTCTAGATACGTACATTTAGTTACATTCTCAATACGTTCTACTTCAGTTGCAAGGGTTGAGTCTGACCACTCAGGGATTTTTGTTAGCATATTTTGGAAAGTACGGAGTATCTGATCATTCTGATTGTTTCGTTCACATAGTTCTTTGGAAGACTTGTGAATACTCCAAAATCCTTCTGCGATAGGAGGAACTATTAGCGAACGTAGGTGATCGGATAGGTGGGTCTTGGCAAACTCTGAATCTGTCATTTGTTAATGATTATGTTTGTTAAAAAAAGGAGATAACGCAACCATGAAAAACGGATTAAGTGGGTCTAATATAGTTAGTAGCACATGACTTTATTATGAACACTACAATTGATTCATCTTTAAAGTCTTCTCACGACATGTCACTCGCGCAAAACATGATTGATGAGTTACGCGCTTCTGCTTTCATCCCTGAGGGGACGACATGGGGCGACTATTTTATGAGCGATGATGACTACTCTGTTGCTTCGGCAATTGAGCCAGCTGTCAGTGTGGTTTCCGACGACTGGGAGATCGTGGGCGAGAAGACGGATTCCTTTCAGGATTCTCTTCCCGCACGCGCTCCTAGGTGGTGCAAGAACGGTAATGCGTGCCCTTGGGCAGATTGCCACTTTCGCCATGAGCGTTGTGAGCACTACGACAAGTGGGTAGCAACGCGCGGTAAGACCCGCGGCTGCCGCTGTCAGGACAGTGACCCACGTAACTGCAAGTCACCTGAAGAGGGCGGTTGCAAGTACGATCACAGAGATCTGAGTAAGCTGAGGTTGTTTTCGGAGGACCTGGCTTGCAGTACTGAATATGAATTCCTGAAGAACTTCGGCCCCATGGGTGTGGAGCAGCTTCCAGGCACGATGTGGGACACCAGTTTCATGACATCAGCCGACAGGAAGATCATGATTCGTAGCTTGGACGCTGCGAAGATAGAGTACGATCTCAGTGATACATGGCTATCCATATATTTCGGCTGCTAAAACCAAATAAAAATTAAACCAAATAAAATGAAAACATACTCAGGCGATATCCGTAGATGCCCGGAAGTCCCGAAATGGGATTGTGTATGATTTTTTCATTCGTTGAAAACGGATTCATCATATTCAATATTGGTATGTAGTCAGAGTATTCAATCAATCAAGATGTCAACAATGATTTCAAGCAAGCAAATGGAGAAGCAACTGTACGCACTCGTTGAGTGCCTCGCAGCAAACTATGGATTTGACGCCGATGAGGCGTTTGAGTTCACGCGCTGGGAGACTGATGTTGACCATGTTGGAGAGATACTCAAGGTGATTGATTCAACTAGCAAGACTGCGCCTAAGAAGGCTGAGCCTGTGAAGGATGATGCGTCAGAGGCTCCCACGGAGTCTGATTCTGGCGACAAGATTGCCACCTGTAGGAAGAACATTGATCTCTGGCAGAAGAAGTTGGCTGATGGTAAGTCGAAGGATGCTGATAAG